GGAAGAAGCAGCACTTCGTAATATAAAGGCACGTCCCAGTAGAAAACGGGAAGTTGTTGTAGACTTATTGGAACAGCGAAGTCGGAGTTTTTATGATGTTGAAGACATAGCTCGACAGGTGGTTCATCATACACCCGCATGGGGAGCTCGTGTTATTCCTGCATTTTATAAATGGTTTGAGCGCCGTTGGCCGTGGGACTGGACGTACGACAGCCTTAATTCCTTCTTTGCGGACGATGCAGCAGGACGATTTTTAGATGAAGTTTATTATGTCTATTCGGCCCGCAGAGAACTACCGAAATATGAATACATAAAAGAAACTCTGTTCTCCTTGCAACCAGACAGACGAGAAGAGTATGCTCATATGGTCGAAAATTCAATGAACCAACTACACGAAGAAGACCGTGAATGGGCCAGAGACAGAGTCAGTAATGTAATTCCTTATTTACCCGAAAGACAGCGAAGAGATGTAAATAATTATATTCAAAAGTCTACTTCAAGGGGAGACGATTTTGTAGACGCAATTAATAAATGGCTTCAAAGTGCGGAAGTTTTTACCAATGCTACAGCCACGAACAGAGCTCACCAAATGATGTATGCGTTGCAAATATTAAGGGCACGGCCAGTGAGGGAAAATGCCCATATTGGACGGGGAAAACCAACCTTCGCCGAATACCTTACCAAAGTCAATTATAATCCGACCACGTACCTACAGGCCATTCGAAAAAAGGCAAAGGCGCACGGGTATGCTCCTTCTTCAATCCATTTTGCTGAAGACGGCGTCCATAAACTTGCAATTAAGACTCCTGCAGGACAAATCGTTCGATTCGGTCGTGTAGGGTATGGAGATTTTCTAATATGGTCTCTCTTCGAAAAACGAGGAGAGGTGGAGTCTGGGACTGCCTTCAACAAACGGCGGACGTTTCATGCGTCTCATTCGAAAATAAAGGGCAACTGGAAGAGCAACGACTTTTCTCCCAACAACCTGGCTCTCCGTCTTCTTTGGTAGGTGTCCTGCCGTATAATGCTTCACCTCTGCACTCTTGAACTCATACCTTATTTTGAGTGGTTTATTCCAAAATCGCTCATAATAGTGCTTGTTCGTGGTGTCGTCCTCTTCTTCATTCATTTTTTAGTATAGACACTTTCTCTTTACTTCATGTACGCTGCCATGGACGACGAGTGGCGACCGTGCTTGCCAGAGCCAACAGGACGCTCAAGCTCCGACGAGGGAGCCGTCGCAGGGGCCGAGAGAATGTCCTGCTCCGTGAGGACACCCTTGATGATGCGAGAGCTGCCCTTAATCGTCTCGAAGAAACCGCTAGAGACGGGGACGATGTAGAGATTGACACCCGAGGCGGCAATCTGGGAGGGGAACTGGTTGCTGACCGTGGCCGAAATCTGAAGGGTAAAGTTGCCTACGAGGCCAGGGGCCTGTCCCGCCTGCAGGGCAAAATCCCGACCAGGACGAAGGACCAGCGGACCGCCAACCATTGTCACGAGGGCATTGTCCGTCGGAGGAGTCGCTGCCGCCGCTGCAAAAAAGCCACGAGACTCACCCGACCACTCGGGGAAGTCCATCTCGAGACCATTGTCGATGCTCATCTTGTAGAGCTCGTACTGCGTGTGATTCGCAAGGAGACCCGAGAAGTTGTCAAAGTTGATGCTGATGGCCTCAATCGGGAGCGTAAAGTCGCCAATCGTGCTGTCCCACGTCAGTCCAGCATTTGCATACGGCTGAGTCGTGAAGAGAGCGGCATTTGCAATCGCAGGCTTGAGGTAGATGAGAAGCAGGTCGGGAATGTTCGGGAGCGTAATCGTGTTCGACGAAACTTGCGTGCCGCTCGATGGGCCACCCGCCTGTCCGATTGAGAGACCCTTTGCGGACTTTGCAGCGCCGAGCGTCGAGGGAACGGCCGTGATGCCCGTCGTAATGTAACGGGGGAACTCCATGTAGGGAACAATCGACTTGGCGGGGAGCGGGACGTCAAGGGCAGGCGTGAGGAACTGGACCGAAAGAGCGGGCTGGAGCGGGTAAGGCGAGTACGAGCCGACACCAGCAGTCACCCACTGGAACACCGAAATCGTCGGGCTCGACGAAGAGGCGGCCGTGCCTACAAAGACCCTCGAGAGCCACGAGGAAGCTACACGCCAGGCACGAGAAGGAGTCGTGGACATGTTCATCTGGACTTGGAAGTTCTGTACGCCAAAGAGACCCGTCGAGAGCTCAAATGCATTTCCGAAAATGAACGGAGGGAGCATGAGCTTCTCGGTCGACTGCCAGCGCAGGTAGACCGTGAAGGCCTGAACACCCGCAAGAGCCGCCGTGCAGGGAATGCCGCCATAGTTGAGCGCCGAAGAACCCGTGATGGCCGCACCAGCCGCATTTTGAAGGAGGGGAGTGCCCGTCGAGTCGCAAAAAGACCACTGCGACCATGCGCCGTTGGGGGACTCGTCCGACGCATAGCGGGACGCTTGGCCCGAGAGAGGCGAGTTCGGGAACTCGAGAGTGTCGGGGTTCAGGCCATAAATGTCAAGCATCGTGGGGCACGTGCGCTGACGGCGGTGCTGGCGCATGTCCTGTAGACGAAGGACGTAGTTGAGAACGTCCTGCGTGTTGACCGTGACCGTGGCATCGTTAATCGTCGCCGTCATCTGGGCAACGCACTGGTGCGACGGGAACTGCGCAGGGGCTACGTCCCGACCAGGGACTAGGAGGGGCTGACCGACCGTGAGCGTCTGACCTGCAACACCGACCGTCACGACGGCGCTGACTACACCGCCGCTAATCCAGTCAACGGCTCGGTCAATAAAGACGTTCTCGGACGGGACGACTACGTTGAATTGCTGTGACGAGCTGTTGGCCGTCTGGGCATTGAAGCTGACGTTCGTGATGGAAAGAGCACCCTTCTCAACGGCGTACTTGGGCTGCTTCTGAACGATGCGAGGGTCGTACACCGAGTACTTCGACACTTCCTGCGTTGCCATTTATTAGATGGAACGGAGAAAAATCGCAAAAGAACGACACGCCTACGAAGACACCCCCTTGCGACGAAACATGAGGCGGAAGGACATGGTTCCCTCATTGTAGAGCCGAAGAGGAATGAGCGAGTTCGTGAGCCGATTCCGCCAGTAGACCGAGACGTCCAGCTGGGTGAGGCCGTCGTGCACGGGGTCCAGAGAGGAAAAGGTCGGGACGAGGGGCTCGTACAGCACAAATCCACGCCAAATGTCGGCGGTGACTGCGTTAATCGGGACTTCTAGAAGGACCTTCTGGAAGGCGGCTCTCACTGGACCGCCTCCCGTGTTGCTCGAGCCGAGAGTGATGGGGGGAGCATTGTCCTCCGTGCGAATCGGGATTTGAGACGTGGCGAGCACAAAGGACGAGCAGGGAGACCAGAGCGAACCCGTGCTTATATAATCCTGCGTCATCTGGACGAATGTCGCCGCTTGGTCAGCGAGAGTAAACGGGTTTTGCAAGGCGAACGTCGTAGGCCCGTTCTTGGTGCGCAGAGATGAACCGACCGCATTGTCTCCCGTCGTTGCCGCAGCATTGTCCAGATTGGTCAGACCAAAATTGAATACAAACTCGGGGAGACGAGGATTAGCCAAAGCACCTTTCCACCTTTTGGTTGCACCAAAATAAGGCGTGTCAAGGTTCGCCATGAGTCCCTCCATGTTGGTGTTCATTCCGACGAACGAATACTCGCCTGCCTTGTAGGGTAAAACTGCCGTGTAAGAAACATTATAGGGCACGGGAAGAGTGACTCCCGCTGGGCAAATGGAGGTCTTGGAGTCCTCACTGAGTGTGAAAAGACCCGTCGACGGGTCGAACTCGAAATATGGGCACTGCGTTCCGAAACTTCCACCCGAAGCTACGACGAGCGCATCGTACGACAATCGAAGTGCCTTGTTAAGCAAAACTACCCAGTGAGTATACGAGTAGCAGTAGTAGTAGTCCGTCTCGTTCTGCGTAGGGAGCGCCGTCAGGGGAATTTCTGTGAAGGTTGCAATATTTTCAGGCTCCCACTGCACGAACGTCTCATCCGACCAATAATTCGTGCCGTCAAAAATTGAGAGGGTGACCGAGTAAATCGTCGTATTAATGTCTAGGGGGTTTTGGTAGACTGCGGTTCCTGCGAGACCTCCGTACACTGCAGGAGCTAGACCGCTGGAGTTTGCAATTGAAAAGGAAGAGGAAGTGGGACAGGCTACAACCGCTTGCGGTGTGCTAAAGTTCAGGGTGGTGGGAACAAGGCCCGTCATGCGTCCTACCAACAGCCCCACGGCCAAGTTCGTTACTGCGCTTGCAGTATAGGTGATGTACTGGCTCGTCACTACGACGCTCGTAATCGTACGGGTAGTCGCCGCTGGGCTGATTTGCGGAATAAATATGGGAAGATTTTTGGTCGCACCATTCAGGGTAAAGTTCTGCACTGCCACCGTATACTGCGACGTGTCCCGAATGGACGGAGACTGCCGAGTGTCCTGAAACACAATCGCAGGGTCAGGGGCAGTCTGAAATGTATTCACCGTGTTGTTCACGATGACTGCATTGTAATACAGAATGTCGGGATTCGCCTTTGAGCCAGTTGTCGGAGCTTGCTGGAACGACATATTTATACTACTCTCCGAGTTTTTATACCACTATTTACCAATCAGATTGTAGGTGAATCCCGAAACAAAGTCGTCGGGAGAAACTCCGCTGTCTTCCACGAGCTTTATGTAATCAGGTAAGGGCAAGTGTTTGAAATAGAGGCGAGTCACGCAGTGCCGTCCGCAGGTATTTACATCCTGTTTGTCTGACTGAAAGTGGTATGCATTTGATTTTACTTCGTAGGGACTATTCTCCAAAAGACGGCTCAAATGCTTCGTGCTTTGCTGAAACTCCCTCTGCTGTTCGGCCGTGTTCCACTTTGCTTCGCCATCAGGTCGGTAGTTTCCGTACGGGTCAAAGTACTCAATAAAGTCCGTGTTTCGGCGCTTCAGCAGACAAACCCAGTGTCCCGTGTTTTGGTCCTGCGTCAAGTACAGCAGCAGAAGACGGCCTTTCTTGTCTAGAACTTGCTCGATGCTCGTGGCCTTCAGGAGCTGGGGGTAGGACAAGATTTTCAGGTCGGGAATCATTTTTCGCACATCGTCTTCCCCTAGAGCGTACTCTTGCACTTCCTCCTTACGTCCGCCATGCCGAATCGCCTCTGCTTGTCGGACGGCCATTTCCACCGAAATAGGCTTCCGAGACAATGGAGTGCCGTTCAAATACGTACGCACACCATGTTTGCGACCAAGCTTGAATTCCTTAATGTGCAGGCTCATTTACTATAGTGGGAGAAACTCGAACTGCGGGCTTACCCGTAATCATCGGCGATTCCTTGGTGTCGGTTTCCTCCAAATCTACGCTTATAGAACTTTCCAAGCCCAGACACTTGGACCTGCACTTGGAATGCTTGCAAAGCTTATAGACCGCATACCCTACCATCATCAGCAGAGAACCAACGCTAGACACTTGGCCTATAGTTTGAATAGAATCCATTGTTCAAGCACAGAATAAAAAAGGGCCAATGGGAGGAATGGGAGGTTTTGGGATTTTTTGGGAGAGAGTCTTTGAAGAAAAACTTTTTGAAAATCCAAAAACAAAAACAACCTTTTCTAAAACTGCTCTTCTTTTTCTACCCCATAACCTCCCATAAATAATAGGTAAGAAAAGAGACCAGAACATTCCAAGTTGTAATATTTCAGGTCACAAAATAGGTCACAAAAATAACCTCCCGTAAAATCTCCTGAAGGAACTCGGGTTCGGTGTAATTATTATGCCGTCAAATCCCAGTCATCTCCGTACCTTTCGTACCGAGATGCCACCCGTTCGGGCTTCATCGCTTCTATTGCAATGGATTCGTTGAAGTCAATTTGCATGGTCCGTAGGTCTGCGAGTATGGGGTCTGTGGGTCCGTCGTGGGTAGAGGCCTTCATGTTGGTAATCCTCATTCCGCAGTTCTCCCTCGGAAGCCTAACGAATTCGGAGGGTTCATTTTCCTTGAGCGCCAGCCACTTCCATTCAAGTCCGTCGTCTATAACCATCGGGATGGCTCCACACCATTTCGTCCACGTCTCACGCACAATCCACTGGATTCCCCGTTGGTCGTAGAATGGCCGTGCCCTGTAGTAAATCGGGTCGTCTGCGTGCAGTTCGTACCAGTAATTGGTCATTGCGAATCTTGAGAATTCTCCCGTCTTTGCATGGTCCTCAATCAGCTGTTGCTCTCGTGCGTCTTGGTCTGGCGTGCGTTCTCCCTCCACCCACCACCAGATTTTGCGGGTCTTTCCGTTCAGGGTAAAGTTTCGCAGCCTGTACCCCTTTGCCTTCTTCCACATCCGTACATGCGATTCTCCCCGTTCTTTCCACTCTGTGCGAATCGTCTTGGGAGCGTCAGTCACTTTCATTCGGAACGTTCCTTCGCTGCAGGGGGGAGCGGTCACCGTCGAAGGCTGGAAGTACATGCGGGCTTTGGACATTTTGGCTGCAATATGTCGGGTATGGGGTCCATTTTATGCCGACCACGGCAATCCGTTTTGTCAACATTATGCAGGTAAGATTATAATCTCTGACGAAGCTTTTGAAGCATTCATTCCGTAAGACCACGATTCTTTAAATATGCGACAATTTTTATACAAATTTCGAATATACTCGCAATCATTGTAGCTAATAACCCAATCTTTTCGTTTTAGAATTATTTCTGCAAATTTTTCATGATTAAACTTTTCATGCATGTCTCCGTCTTTACCGTATATATACGTCTCAATATAGTACGGAGGGTCCGCATAAATAACCGAGTCACTATTTTCTGGATTCGATTCTAGAAACTCGGAGAAATCAGAATTAGTGAATACTATACCAACAAGATTACAAGCCACGAGCCGAGTAAGACTTGATTCAGTTAATCGGTCACTTGCGGCTTGAGATGAAAATCCTCCACACAGAGTTGCTCCGCTGAACGAACACCTGTTTATAATGAAATATGACGCAGCCATTTCATATTCGTCTTCTTCCGTACAAACAGTTTTTCTCATTTCTGCAAATGATTGCTTTGTTACAGGCATTTTTGCTCTTATTTTTTCAACTAATTTGGACGAGTCTTTTTGAAGAACCTTCCAAAACGTGTAGAGCGGTTTAAACAAATCGTTTGCCTTAATATTCCAACCTTGAGACTGCATATAAAGCTCAAAACTACCTCCTCCAAAGAAGGGAGACACGAGTGTTTTTCGGGTATTATAATGTGTTAGCACATACTTCTCAAGTATTCGAATCGCTCTTGTTTTCCCTCCAGGGTACCGCAATGGCGATGTATTCTTTTTGCTACTCATTTTATTATAATTCCAAACTACTATAAAATAGTCATTCGTTTTTGTAGCAGAGTCCTATTTTTCGTCCTCCTCGTCCTCGTTCATAATCCACGCCGAGTTCTCGGTGACGCAGTAAATCGGAAAGTTCTTGTGAATGCAAATCCAGCGACTACCCGTGTTTTTGAGCTTCTTGACCTCCTTGGGGTCTAGTCCCAAATAGGTCTTGAGTAGGTAGTTCAGGGCATGACTGCCCGTGGACTGCGGGTACAGCACGAAATGAGTAGCCTCCGTGAGCATCAGACGGGTCTTCTTGTAGTTGGAGAGGTAGTGAGTCAAGCAGAGCATCGTAATGTTTTGGTGACGGCCCATGACGGCAATGTCGTCAATGAGCTGTTGAATGACCTTGCCCTCCTTACCAATAAAGGTGTCGTAGTCGTCGAAAATTATGAGGGAATCCCGCAGGGCCTCGAGGTCCTTGACGGGGGTCTCGACCAGTTTCGCAGCGTCGAGGCGAATGGGTTTCTTCTTCATCGAGTCAAGGGTGGAATCCTCGTCGAGTTTGGAGACCAAGTACACGGTGCGCTCGGGAAACTGCTTCATGTACTGCTCGGCGAGGCGTTTTGCAATATAGGACTTGCCCGAACCCGAGGCTCCCGCAATGTACCAAATTTCCCGCTTTTTGGGGTCTCGGGACGGAATGAGGCCAAATGTCGAGGCGGGAGGAAGTTTGATGCTCTTGTTGGTCTCGGCCTCCTTAAACATTTCGGCATAGGCATCGGCAGCGCCAGGGATGGAATCCATGTTGAGGTGCTCGGGGGGAATACGGCGCTTGTAGGCCTCTTGCAATACACGCATGACCTCGGACGCTTTGCGGGGAGGCAATTTGCCGAGGCGATGCTTACCTATTTCGAGCTCCTTGACACCGCTCTTGCCCTTATTCATCCCGTCATGCAGGTAGAGAACCTCGTTGTTATACTCTCCTCCACTCGCCACGGCGATGGGAGTTGCCTTGGTGCCTCCCTCAAAACTCAAACTTACTTCGTTCGGCATTTATTTCCAACAAACATTTTCATTTGACAAAAATGACGACTTAAATAACACACGAAGCGAGTATAAAACGCAAAGAGGCGGTATTCGCTTCTGGATTTTTATAGCGGTAAATTACAAATGTTCGTCCTAACCTTGTGGCACTTGACGAACCTGTCGAACATTCTTCCTCCTCCTTGTGCGGAAATACCTTGTAAAACTAATGTTTCCATTAATACAAATGGGCCAGTGGAAGTCAGACCTTGCATTCGGGAAACACTGGGAGGGCATAGCTATTTCCTATATGGGTGAGGGGGTAGTGTCCGTCCCAGAGGGCAATTTCAAGCCCTACGACTTTGAAACAAACAATCTCAAGTACGAGGTCAAGGCCGACCGCCTAGCGCATAAGTATGGCTGTAGGACCATGTTTATTGAATACGAGTGCAATGGACGGCCAAGTGGCATCACAAGTACCGAGGCGGACTTCTGGTGCTACTTTATGGTCAAGCCAGTAGGATTTGATTTTTATGTGATTCCTGTTCCAGTACTCCGAGCAGAAATTCCGAATGCTCTGCGCATGGTCAGCGGAGGCGACGGGATGCGCTCAAAAGGCTACATAATGAGCGTGTCAAAGTTCGAGCTGTATAAACAGCCCTTAAAAGTGGCCACGGCGGTGTGAACTGCCGAACATCTGCTTGGAGACAGGAGCGACCTCGCTGGGATTTCCAGCAAGCGCCGAGGACACTTGTCCCGTGGTGTTTGAGGTCATGGCTCCCGATTCAAACGCCGAACTCGTTGGCGTATAAAATAAGTCTTCCGTCGGGTAATGGTAATCCCCGCCACGCAACCGCATATGCTGTTGCATGACGAGCAGGTCGGGACGACGTTCGACGGGCTTAATTTTTGCCCGCATGTTGACTACAATCGCTCGCCGAGTAGCGTCAACAAACTTGATGTTATGATTCTGCGCCGACGTGTGTAGGTACTGCTTTTCAAACCCGTCCATGTTTTATTACCTTCTTGGATTTCTTTCTACGGCCTTCTCCCACGACTCCCATGGCTACAATCTCTTCCAACGTATGTCCTTCTTCAACGGCAGCCCTTAAAGCGCTCTCATCGAGATTCGTTGGAGCAGCTATACGCCTACGTACACGCTCGGTCAATTCGCCTACATCTGGGTAGCCATATACGTCTTCGTCGGCTTCGTGCGATTCCCGCATGTCTTCGAGTAGGTCGTGCCGTTCGGCTTCTGCGTTGACTAAACCTTGGAAATATTCGTCAAAGTCCTCTGCATCAACCTTCAAAACAGTCTTTACTCCGTTTGTATTTTCATACACGATTATGTCGTCTCCTGCTCGTATTGGCTCTCCAGACACTGCATCCATAGTGCCACGAGGAAGTACTAGAGGAACGTCAAGGGGAGGGGGAACTTCGGTTAAGACCAAGTCGGGAATGGGAAGAGGGGCAATCTCCGCTCGTAGACGGGTTTCTGCTTCGAGGGGTGTAACGGTAAATCTTGCAACAAGTATAGGCACAAGTTTGCGAATATAATCCTCCTTTGCGGCATCTAGAGTGTCGGCAACCACATACCGCTTGTCTTCGGCAATTCGTTCACGAGTTGTCTCCCCTACCCACGGGGCTACAAACCGACTGCGGGGTTGAGTTGACGTACCCTGAATCAAGTCTAGTTTGGTTCGGTATGACGCATAAGGTATTATATTTCCAGTATACGCTGCGTCAGTAATTCGCTGGTTCCCTCTTATTTGATGGGTTTGCTTAATAGCTACTGAAAGACGAGTCGGAATGTGCTCCCCCGTCATGTCGAAATATGCGTCGTCAAAAAGCTCCCCGAGAGTTTCTAGACGCTCCTCCAGATTGTCCTTCCAAAATCCACTGCCTGTGAGCTCGGCAGGTCGAGCCATGGGATTGACGACCGAAACGGTGTCCGTCGGCCAGTCACCCATTTCGTGGCGGGGCTGGAATCCGTAATGTTCTTGCAATGAATTGTTTATGTCGTTGCGAGTCATCATTGCTCGCTCGAGTTCGGGAGCGAATGTTCGGTAGATTACAAAGTCTTTGAAGGTCTGTCCGTATTCTGCATCGTTTCCACGGAGACGGATTTGCGCTCCCGCAGCCTCAAAGTCCGCCGTGACTCGCTCTACGACCGCCTCCTTGGCGTCCTGCGCAGGACTCCGCTGTCCCGTAACGTACTGAAAAGTCGTGCGTTTCGGCAAGGACCGAATCTCTGCAAATCCCGTATACACAATGTCGTCAAGACGGCGCTTGTCCCGCTTCGTAATAATTCCTTCTCTCGCAGCCTGCTCAATCGAATCACCTAATTCTTCGAGCTGTTGCTTCGTTCCTGCGCCGCCACGCATTCCAAGGCCTTGCAAGGGACAGCCCTTATAGGTTGACAGAGGAGAGTCGATGAGCTTGTCCCGAAGGCTGGGGTCCGAGGCAATCATCGCCTTTGTGGGGCACGGCGTTCCGTATACGCTCTTGAGGTTCAAACCAGGGACAGGAGTGGCGCTAGGACAGCCTACGTAGGCCCCCGCAGGTCGGCCCTTCTCGGAACACAGCACGCCGAGGTTGCTTCTCGGTCCTTCTGGTTTTGCAGCTACTTGGGGTTCGACGGGCATGTCTAAAATGTTCCCGTCGAGGTCAATCAGGGGCTGTAGCTCTTCCTGCATGCTGGAAGGACCAGCAGGTGGCGATTTAGGAGTAATTTTAAAGGCCTTTAGGTCTGCAAGAATATTGCGTCCAGGGATTCTCTCGGTGCTTGGTCCGTTAATGTCCGCATAAAAGTCGATGGTCCGAATAATCTCCTGCTGTTGGTCGTAGTCCATGTCATTAAATTTCGACGGGCTAATGCTGTATTTTTTGAGGAATTGTTGTTCGGGAGAATTGTTTTTAGTCGCATTCGCCTTTTCGGTTGCAGCCAGTAGGTCCTTCTTTGCT